CCGTCCTCAGCCACCGCAGTAACCGTGACAACGTAGGCGGCCCCGCCCTGCTGGACGACAGCCCCTGATTCCTCAGAAGCTTTCGCCTGCAGCGCTTGGGTTTTCGTGTCGTAACACGTGCCGCCTACTTGCCACATGCCCCGCCCCTTACTTGGACTTCCAGAGAATCTTGACGGCCCAGATTGCGAACAGACCCAGCACCACGACGCCGGCAATCATTTCGCCTTGCGACATGGAGCCTTCGACCTTGGTCTTGATTTGTTCACCAACCGGGACAGTCTGCGCGAAAGCGGCAGCAGTGGCGAGAGCCGAGCCAGTAGCCACAACGGCTTGGCGGCCGTACTTGGCAACGATGTTGCGAGTTTTTTGGAACATGATTTCTCCCTTCAGAGTTGAGACAGCTGCGGAATCACAGCCCCATAGCCCTGCACGCAGAGCTATGAGATGGGACTCACTTACTCCACCGCGCATCCATGCGGTCAGCGACCTTCACAAAGCGCTCACCGACCCTACGCAGCGACTGCGCACGCTTGCGAGACATATCAATTCGGGCGCGGCGGTCAATCAGGTAAACGATGCGAGCAATCGCGTGCTGTGCAACGCCCAGAAACATGTTGAGCGCCAGGGCGCCCACGATGCCCATCACAAACGACAGCAACGTAAACACACGGATCAGCCGATCAAACTGTTCAGCAGTCAGCTCCATAACTAACAACTCCTATCAATTTCATAGCAACGAAACACCACACCTTCGCCACCGCAGTGATCCTGCACGGCATCAACAGCAGCATCTGGCGTAGCAAACGGAGTCGCGTTGACGATCAGCGGCGTGTAGTCCACACCGCCCTCACCATCAGCGCGCAAGAACATGCAGTCGTCGGTCGACTGCACGTAGTAACGAGGAACTATTTGCATGCGCGCTCCCGGGAACGTTTCGCGTTCTTTGGCCGCCAGTGGTTAGCTACCTGCAGCAGTCTTGGACGCTGCAGAAGTCGATTTCGGCGTGAGCTTGTGCATGACGGTTTTCATGGTCTTGCCATTGCTGACCATTTCCATTTCGACTTCAGCCACAAAGGGAAAGGGAAGGTGTTTGTAGGAGTCGAATTCGGCAGCCGTTCCGAGATTGAACTCACTGGTGGACATGCCTTTGGCATTGCCTTTGCTGGCATCGAGATCGACCAGCGCATAGACCTTGGTGGAGTCATATCCGGTGCCGTTTTCGAGCGTGCCCTTGCTGGCTTTCATACCCACGACTTGAATGGTTTGTGTGAATCGCATGATGTGTTTCCTTTGGGTTTCCGGCGTGGTTAAGTGCCCATGCAGGCCGGTGCTGCAGGGTTCATAAAATCAATGAATTTCTTGAGGGATTCGCGCAGGCCATGAGCCATCGTGTCTTTGTCAAGACCGCGCAAAGAACGTGGCACCTTCCTATGTGTCTGATCGAGCACAAGACCGTGCAACCAGTCCTCATCAGGCATCACTTTGGTTATCTGAACCAACGTGGGCGCAACAACCCGCTGAATCCAGTTGATGCAACGTTCTGCACTGGCTTCACCAGTCTTGACGCTGGTCGGAATACGAGTTGCCACATCGTGATCACATATCCATTCGGCAGCGACATAGGCACCCGCAAAGTACTCAGCAGGACTAATAAGGGCATCCCAAAAGATGACGCGGCCAACGTTGCGAAACTCAATCTCCGCGCGCAACCACTTGCTATCCATCAGCTTGTATTGATGACCCTTTTCATAGAAACGGGCCATCTTTCCGCTCTCACGCTTGCCAACCTGAAACGTGCGACTATGACCATGCAATGGCATGCCATCAAAGGTTTCGCCCATGTCCCAGCAGCCATGTGTGGTGTAGCTAGGCAGGCGCTTGCGGTAGCTGAATTTGTGGTCTTTGTAGAGACCCACGATTTCCTCGATGGTGACTTCGCCTTCAAAAAAATCCTTAGCCAAGTCAATGCGAGTAATGGTCGGATTCATGTCCGCAAAGTAGTCGTGAACGTTGCGCTCCCAACCGTCTTTGGCGTGACTGCAGCCTTCGCCCTTGATGGTGAATGCGATGGTTCCGCGCTGGCTGTCGCCGCCTGCGCTGACACTGGCTACTTCGTGGCCGAATTCGTTCTCGATGGTGTGCGTGTACTCGTAGTAGTCACGACCAGGACGCTCGATGCCGAGCTGATAGCCGAGCAGGTTGGCGAAATGCAGCGCGTAGTGCTTGGCCAAATCCCGATCTTCGGTTTCACGCGGGATGCGTTTCGTGTCCGGGATCATTTCCCGATGAATGGTGAAGCGCAGGTAGTCGCAGATAATTCCGCTTTGGCCCTGGGCCTTGGAATCCATTTGGCGACGAGCGCAAGTCAGTTTTGTCTTGCCACCCTCGATGACCAGCTTTTCTTCAGTTGTCGCCATGCCCCACTCCCGAAACTTTGTTTACCCCCGTGTTACTCGGGGGGGTATGAATGCGTGCTGCTGCGGCCGCACCGCCCGCGTGTCCGCATGTCGCTGCGGCCGCAGCAGCCAAGAAAGCAGCACACGCACAAGCATCCGAAGCAGCAAACAAAGCAGGGCGATTAGCCGCAATGCGGCTACCGGGCTCTGGCCTACGGTCGAGCCCCGCTAGCGGGGCTCGCTCGCTAAAGCGACTAACGATCCCTATCGCGGACAACCGGAAATAACGAGTCGCCGCGCCGATGACATGGGGCACGGGTTGAACGACGGTTGACATGGGGGGTCTGCACCCCCATACCCCCAGCCCCACAGAGCCGACACAAGGTCGGCTAGCGGGTCCCCAGTTGTCTCCAGCGCAGGGGACGGCCAGGGCGCAGGGTTCTCGACAACCGCTAGGGGCGAGGACGAGGCAGATCATTGACGCGCCCCTTGAAAACCTTCGAGGCGATACAGAGCCGCGACGGCGCGCGCTGCATAGCGTCCAGTTTTGGCGTAGCTGGAGACTTCGGCATGCACGCTCTTGAATTCGCGTGCGAGACGTGCGTCACCATCGCGCACGCATTGCGGAATGGGCTTTTTGACGGCCGCCTGCGCACGTATGCGCAGCTCTTGGCGGGATGGAATGAAGTCGCTCATTGCAGCGCTCCATCGCGGCGTGCGCCGTACAAGCCAACCTGCTTCCAATTGCGATTCGTTTCAGCGAAGCGCACCATGCTTTGCAGCAGTTCGTTGACGCTGCAATCAAGCTCCTGCGCGGTTTCCTTCAGCTTGGCGATGATGTGAGGCGCATCAGTGAAATCAATGCGGGCCTTTTCGGCGCGATATGCGGCCTTGCGCGCCGCTGCATTGGCATGCACCGGCTTACGGCCTTTACGCTTTTCGTTCCCGGTGCAGCCCACATCGCTGCTTTGAGCCACCAAAGCCAAGGCCGAAGCCTTGGACGCGACGGGGCTGCATTCGGTTTCAATCAGAGAAAGCTGAAGTGCTGACATGGGTGGCTCCACGCTGTAGAATTGATTTACCGGGAACGATATATTTACTCGTTCAAGTAAATTACATTTTACTTAAAGAGGTAAATCATGAGCCAATTGAATTTCCTTATCGAAAAAGGTAAATCTATATATGGCAGCTATGGGAATTTAGCTAATGAGATAGGCGTTCCACAGACTCACATCAGCATGTGGAAAAAAGGAACAAAGCACTGCACAGCACCCGACCGCGCAGCCCTTGCACTAGCCGTAAATGAGGACCCAGCCGAAGCAGCTCTAGAAGCAGTAATGGAAGGGATTGACCTCGAGAAACCACAAGGCAAACGAGCAACACACGCTTTAGCACTTGCCCTCGAGCGGATTCGAAAAAATCACATCACATTAATGATGTAATTTCCCAAATGACATCCACGTTCCGCCACGTCGCCTTGATAGGCAAGTACCACGCACCCAGCGCGGGTGCGCCGTCGGAAAGCGCCAGCAACGCGCTGCAAAGGATCGCCGCCCATCTGCGCGGTCTCGGCCGCGAGGTGGTGCTGGATACGCAATCGGCCATCTACGCGGGCCTGTCCGATTATCCGAGCATGGATGTCGACGGCCTGGGGCGCCACTGCGACCTCGGCCTGGTCGTGGGCGGCGACGGCACCATGCTGGGGGTGAGCCGCCATCTCGCACAGTATGGCACGCCGCTGATCGGCATCAACCAGGGCCGGCTGGGCTTTGTGACCGACATTGCGCTGGATGATTTCGAAGCCACGATCACGCCCATGCTGGACGGCGAATATGAAGAGGACGAGCGCCCCCTGATGCAGGCCCGCGTGATGCGCGACGGGCAATGCGTGTTCGAGGCCCTGGCCATGAACGACGTGGTGGTCAACCGCGGCTCGACCTCGGGCATGGTGGAACTGCGCGTGGAAGTCGGTGGCCGCTTTGTCTCCAACCAGCGCGCGGACGGACTGATCGTGGCCACGCCCACGGGTTCCACGGCCTATGCGCTCTCTGCAGGCGGCCCCATGCTGCACCCCTCGATTCCGGCCTGGGTCATGGTGCCGATCGCGCCGCACAACCTCTCCAACCGCCCCATCGTGCTTTCCGATGCCGAGGAAGTGATGATCGAGGTCGTTGGCGGCCGGGATGTCAGCGCCAATTTCGACATGCAGTCCCTGGCCTCGCTGCAGCACGGCGACCGCATCCTGGTGCGCCGCGCAGACCACAGCGTGCACTTTCTGCATCCCAAGGGCTGGAATTACTATGCCACCTTGCGCAAGAAACTGGGCTGGAACGAAGGAGGCACCTGACCATGGCGCTCAAGCGCATTGTTCTGCGTGACTTCGTGATCGTGCAGTCCCTGGATCTGGATTGGCACAGCGGCTTTACGGTACTGACCGGCGAGACCGGCGCCGGCAAATCCATTCTGATCGATGCCTTGCAGCTGGTGCTGGGCAGCCGGGCCGACGCCGATGTGGTGCGCGAAGGCTGCAGCCAGGCGGACATCTGCGCCGAATTCGATTGTCCCCCACGTCTTGTGCCCTGGCTGCAGGAAGCGGGCTTTGCCAACGAAGAACAATTGCTGCTCAGGCGCACCATCGACAGCCAGGGCCGCAGCCGCGCCTGGATCAATGGCACGCCGGCCACGGCCACGCAGTTGCGCCACCTCGGCGACCAGCTGCTGGACATTCACGGACAGCATGCCTGGCACAGCCTGACGCGGCCCGATGCGGCCCGGTCCATGCTCGACACCTATGGTGCCATCGACACCGGCGAAATCCGTCAGCTGTGGAGCGACTGGCACCAGGCGCACCAGGCGCTCGAGCATGCGATTGCCGCACAGGACAATCTGCAGCGCGAGCGCGAGCGCCTGCAGTGGCAGATTTCCGAGCTCGACAAGCTCTCCCCGCAAGCCGACGAATGGGACGAGCTCAACGCCCAGCACACGCGCCTGTCCCACGCCCAGACGCTGATGGACACGGCCCAGCACTGCCTGCAGCTGCTGGAGGACGACGAATCGGGCGCCTCCAGTCCGCTGGCACGCGCCCATCACCTGCTGCAGGACCAGGAGCATCTGGAGCCCGATTTCCAGGGCATCTCCGACGTGCTGGGCTCCTGCGTGGCACTGTTGCAGGATGCCCGCCACTCGCTGCAGGCCTATCTGCGCCGCGCCGACCTGGACCCCGAGCTGCTGGCCGATCTGGACGCCCGCCTGTCGCTGTGGATGCAGCTGGCCCGCCGCTACAAGCGCACCCCGCAGGAGCTGCCTGCCTTGCTGGAGGGCTGGCGGCAGGAGCTGCGCCAGCTGGACGCGGCCGTCGACATCGACGGCCTGCGCCTGGCGGAGCAGACGGCGCACCAGCGCCTCATGGCCAGTGCCCGCCATGTTTCGCAGCAGCGTGCGCTCGCCGCGCCGCGGCTTTCCCATGCCATCACCCAGGCCATGCAGGGACTGGGCATGAAGGGCGGGAGGTTCGAGGTGCAGCTGAGCAATACGGAAGCCCCGGGGCCGACCGGAGTCGACAGCGTCGGTTTTCTGGTCGCAGGCCATCCCGGCTCGACGCCCAAGCCGATCGCCAAGGTCGCTTCAGGCGGCGAGCTGTCGCGCATCTCGCTGGCCATCGCAGTCACCACCAGCGAACTTGGCGAGGCCCCGACGCTGATCTTCGACGAGGTCGATTCGGGCGTGGGCGGAGCCGTGGCCGAGACCGTGGGCCGGCTGATGCATTCGCTGGGCGCATCGCG